CCTGGGCCAGGGCATGGACGGAGATCGTAAGGTCCTGGATCGCCTTTACAGACTGCTCCAGATCATCGATCCGGTGATTCTGGCGGTTGTCCTCATCCCGTAGCCTGGCAAGCTCCGCTTTTACAGCCTCATCCATTGGTATCACCTCCATTCCTTTTTTCTAAAAAATCAGATAAATCTATTTAATCGTATTCTTCAAATCCATTTTGAATCATTTAATGATTCAGCGTGCCTACTACTTATAAAAGGTCATCGTTCCACCATAAACTTCTCCATAATTTGCGCCGAAACCTTTGGTTGCTTTTTCAAAAACCAGTATTAATTCCTTGTACTTAAGTGCTCCTTGGCTAAAGAAATAGTTAAAAACGCCGACTATTTTTCCAAGATCCACAGTGTTTCCGGACTTATACTTTATTCTGGCCTTGTACTGCATTAGCAGTGCTTTCTGCTCTTCTGTAATGTTTGGCCATGAACCTGAATAACCATAAACAAGGTCAATTCCGTAATGTCTAACACCGTTAACGTCTTGGCTAATGTCAGTATTGTCATAGATAGTGCCAGAAGTTTGATATGGAGAACCTGGAATGATTATGCTATCTTCGGTCATATCATTTATAGTAGATCTCATAACTACGCGGTCACTGGTAAGGAGTCTTCCAATTGCGAAGTAGTTAAACGGAAGTATTTCGTTTAACTCCTGCTTAAATGACTTTGGAGTCACGGCACTAACGTTATAACTAACTCCGTTCCCGAGATTGTTACAGTAGCTTGTGCAGGTAAAATAATATGTCGTATTAGCAGCTAATCCAGTAATATCAACATAGTTACTTCCACCGGCCTGGCTCGGATTATTTCCCGCCCCAGTATATTTCCTTGTACCGCCGCTCGCTCCTGGATTTCCAGATGTACTCATCTGAATGAAAACTCCCTGCCATGGACCTTTCGAAGGATTTTTCCAACTAATCCTAATTGATGTAGCTGAGAGAGCGGCTGCGCTAAAAGAAATTGCTGACTGAATTGCAAGTGTGCCTGTAATTTTAGAACCATTGACCCACGCAGTCTTTCCAGACAGGATGTGCCCCGCCGCCGCATTGGCAGAGGTCTGCGACGCCAGGCTGTTGGCCGTCACCCGGCCGGATCCGTTATGGTACCCGGCGGGGATCGTGTAGCTTCCCCCGGCATTCAGTGACGTTCCGGCGGCTCCCCGGTTAGCCATAGTCCCGGTGCGTTTCACACCGTCTTTCCAGTAGGTCCTGCCGGACAGGACATCCCCGTCCGCTGCCGTGGCTCCTCCCGTCTGCGATGCCAGGCTCTTTGCCGTTACCTTTCCACCGCCGTTATGGTATCCCTCCGGAACTGTATAGCTCCCGCCTGCTGCCAGCTCCTGGGCCACAGCCCCGCGGTTCGGCATAGTCCCGGTCCGTCTCGTTTTCGGGTCCTTATTGTAATAGGTTTTCCCGGTCAGAACATGGGAATCCGCCGCATCCCCGATCAGCTCCAGCGTTCCCTCCACAGGCTCATCGCTGCTGTCGCTTGTAACCGCTGTCTTCCCTTTTAATACATCTCCTCTGGCGGCAGTCAGCTCGTCCGATGATATTCCGCCGCCTCCGCCTCCCATAATAACTGCTTTTGCCATTAGATATCTCCTTTCTGGATACTTACTCCGGTAAGCATGACCTGGAAGTCTGCATCCGGCTTCTTTTCTCCGCAATAAAAGGCCATAGTTCCGTCTCCGCTCTCCCCGTCCGTGATCATTCCGGCCAATTTCCTATACTGCTTCACTGTAGCCGCAGGGAGTTCCTTTGGCGTATATGGGTGAATCCCGACCACATCCGTAGCCTTTGCCCCCGGTACCGCCACGGTCTGTCCGTATGGAAGAGAACCGCTCCATCCGGACGCCGGAAGGCTGACCACCACGGCATTTCCCAGGCGGTTGATTTCCGTATTGGATGCATTGATGTCATTGGCTCCAAAAAAATCCCCCTCCTGTGTATACTCAGTCATGTCAATCAATGAGATTGTTTTATCATCATTGGTTGTCATTGCATATTTTCTTGCCCCGGCAAACATGTCATCCCTGTAATCTGTTTTTAACAAGGTACTTCCCTCCTTCCCAGTTTAAAGGCCAGACGTCTCCGGCCATTTATAACATTTCTGATATTCTCATAAATCATCAGACACGCTGATTCCACCCGGTTTAACTCTTTCCAGTCAATGAACGGCTGGCTATCATAAAACACCTTTCTTTCCCCCACTGGAAAGGGATACGTCCCCCCGCAGATATGTTCCACATTGGACTCAAAGCAGTTGATCTCATCGGAGTAAAAACCATAGTCTTCCCAGGTTTTGTCCTCTCCCATCTCATCCCATGGAAATTCCTCCCAGTATACCAGGGCCATCCGGTGCAGTTCGTTCAGGTTGCCCTTGATCCGGTTGTAATCCTCCACATTGAAATAATCACTTTCTTTCCAGTCTGTTTTTGGCTGCTGCCACGCCACTCATATCCCTCCTCGCTTTGATCGTTCCGGCCAGGGCCCCGTTGAATTTCAGCGTGTGGTCGTAAACCCGCACCAGAAGATCGGGCACATACTTATTTTCCAGAAAAACCAGATCATTCGTGTCGATCCTGGGATCCCCGCGGTATTCCAGGTCATATTCCCGGTCTGCCTTTAGATAATCCCCCACCCAGTCCGCCAGATCTGCCGCATGTATGGGGCTGGAAACCAGTGGATTCTCCCACACCTCCAGACTTCCCTGCAAGCCTGTCTGACGGCTGATCTTTGCCTGGGAGACCGCATATTCTTTCCCCATGATCACAACCTCACAGGAGCCGGAGATCCCGGAAAATTCCACCGTGGCATAATAACTGCTGCTTTCTACGATTCTGGCCGTCTGCCCCGCCCCGGCATCTGTAATCGTGCAGGAAAACTCATAAGAAGCATTGGAAAAATAAAAAGTATACCGGTTATCCGCCGAAGTGATCTCCACCGTCTCCCGTGTCAGCTCCTTGCTTTCCTCCGCACTTGGGCTGTAAAGCGTCCGCAGCACCTGGAGCTCCCGTACCCTGGCAAGCTGCGTCCCCTTGGGTGTTCTGGTCAGTTCTGTTCCGTAGGACAGCTCATAATCCGTGCTCTCTCCGAACTCTATTTGGTCCAGAACCACACGGTTAAACGGTGTACCTTTCGTAAACTCCAGGACCAGACGGTCAAAATCCGGAAATTCATGGCTGATAACGGTAACCCCGTCGATTTCCGAAACGGTATACTCTTCCGCCAGGTCTCCGTCGAGATAGGATCTGAAAACCACCTCGCCCGGAGGATTCCGGCCAAAAACCAGAGTAAGACCAAAGCACTTGTACCTGGCCTCCAGAACAATTTCCACCTGGGGATTTTCCTGGAAACGGCCGTCCTCTCCGGCCACTGCTTCTGACACATACCCGGTCTGGACCCGGCCAGTATCTCCACCCTCCCGGGGGAGGAAAAACTGAGCCGGTTTCACATCTGTGAAATTCCGTCCAGTCATGGCATAGGCTTCTTTCCTGTTTTTTTCCAGAACACTGGCCGCGCTGCTGAAGTAGGTTTCCGCATCCGCACGCGCCTCCATATCCGGAATAAAACTGGATTTCATACAGATTTTCCCGTTCCGGTCCTGGTACAGGATACACCTTCCGGCATTGGCGATCATCTGAAGGGCCTCCCTGTGCGGAACCGGAGGAAGCGGATTGTTTACCGTCACGTCCCGGAGATATCCGTCCAGCCAGTAAGTCCGGCTGTCTACCCCGGCATCCTCCAGCACATCGACCGCCAGGTTATACAGGGTAATCCCCTCCGGGCGGTAGGTCCCCTGGTAATACGTTCCGTCCAGGTCCTCAAACCGGTCCGATGCCGAAAAGCTCATCCGCTCGTCATCCGCTGACCATTCCCGCAGGTAGACCGTTGCCCCAGGGATCCATTCTGTATCCCCATTCTCCAGCTCCTGGCCGTACAGAACCCGGATCTCCTGGCCGATCTCCAGGAAATTAACCGCCGAATCCTCATTTTCAATATCAAAAGTCCGGTCTTTATTATTCACTGTGAGGTCAAAATCCAGAGTGGGCAGCTCTTCCATGATCGGGCTCACATGCTCCTTTTTGGTGGCCGACAGGATCTTGTGGTTATCAAAATAAATTCCGATTCCCATGGTAATCTGGTGGATCCGGAGCCGCCCCTGGCCATTGACCATGGTTTCCGGTACGATCCTCAGCCAGGTGGTGTTGTCGAAAATCTCCTCCGTGACAAAATGTCCGGAGGCATTCCCTTTTACCTCCATAGTGTTCTGGTCTGATTCGATCCTGAAATCCACTGGCCAGGCCTTCCCAAACTCAATGGTCAGCCCACGGATGTCATATGGCAGAGGAAAACGGAGTTCGGCGGGTCCCAGAAGCGACTCTGAAACGATCCCCTGGTTTAAAACCACGTCCTCCGCCCTTCTGGGGAGGAAATACATGCTGCCGTCCACCTGGCTGTAATCCTGGTCACAGGCCGCATACAGTTCCTCCACCTGGTAATTATTGAGCGGCATCCCCAGATTGCTGTAATAGGTATACCGTTCCGGGTACGGCACACTGGCGGAGGCCTGGGCCTCCTGGTTGATCAGCCCGATTGTTACCCGGATATACGATCTGTCCCGGAGCTGCTTTTTCATTTCTGCCTTATACGCCTGGCTTGCCGTCTGCATTATTCCATCACCCCGCAGTCAATGAGATTTACCTTACAGTCCCGGTACAGGACCGGGAGGCCATCACCGTCAAATGCCACCGGAGTTGCCGTCCGGTTTCCCGGATACATCCGGATGGTCATAAAACAGTTATGTACCATATCCGGAATCCTGGCCGATACCACAAAACGGTCAAACTCCTGGAGAATGGCCGCCCATGTGGCGGCATCCAGAAGTTTCCACTGGAGGCTGTCGAACTTGTACTGGTCCCGGCCTACCTTCTGACCCACAAACTCACCCAGAGCGTTTTTTCCATCTGATACATTCGTGGCAACAACCAGATTCGCTCCCAGGTCCGGGGCCGGAAATTCCTTTCCATTGATCGTTATTACAGCCACACACTTTCACCTCCCTATGTTGTCCGTAACTGGAATCCTGTACGTTTATCCAGGTCTGTCAGCTTTTTCTTGATTTCCCGGATGTCAATATTCACCGTCAGATCCATGGCCTCAATCAGTTCGATGATCTGCTTCAGGAGTTCTACCATGAGGGCCAGATACTGGTCGCTCATACCGCTGTTGGCCTGGGAGGCCATAAGCGCTGCCCGGTTTACCATCTCCTGCATCCGGTCTTCCGGTGCTACGATCTCCCCATAATGCCGGTTGTCGCCGATCATGGCCAGCTGTGGGGTATTGGCCCGTACAAAGCCGCCTTTGGCCAGCCCGGGGATCTTAATCTCATGAAGAGTCGGAATATCCAGCCCGAAGCTTTCTCCTCCAAGGCCCGGCACCCAGTCCGGAATATCAAAGCTCAGATTATTGAGGGCATCGATCATCCGGTTCAGTCCCTTTATGACGCCATTGGCCATGGTCTCGACTCCCTTGAGAATGCCGTTGATTCCGCCCCTGATTCCGTCCTTCATTCCGTCGAAAACGGAAATTGTGGTCTCTTTAAGGCCGTTCCAGACACTGCTCCACTTCTCCCGAATGCTGTCCAGGGCAGTCTGGATTCCCGCCTTTACTGCATCCATGACCATCTGGATCTTATCGCGGATCCTGTCTGCCAGACTGCTGACTGTGTCCTTGATCCCGGTCCATGTGGACGTAAAGAATGACCGGATCCCATTCCAGATCGTCTCCGTCGTATTACGGATTACAGCCCATACCGCAGAAATCTTTGACTGGATCGCTGTAAAGACAGCTTCAGCCAGATTTTTTATAGCATTCCACAGGGTGTCCGTGAAGGCGCGGATCGCATTCCAGATAAGGGTCCACTGGTTTTTCACGGCACTCAGCTTCGCACCGATAAACGAAACGATTGCCGTGAGCACCGTTATAAGCAGCGACTTCATCGCATTCCAGACAGACGAGAAGAATGTTTTTATTCCGGTCCATGCCTTTTTCCAGTCACCAGTAAATACGCCCGTGAGAAAATCAATCAGACCTCCCAGGGCGTCCAGAAGATACCCTATGATCTGGCTGATCCGTGTCCAGAAATCATAAAAAGCATCTGTGGCTCTCTTAAGTCCGTCGGCAATTACTGGAGATATGTTCTCAATAAACCAGAGAACGAATGGCTTCAGAGCGTTTTCCCATACAGCCTGTACGCATTCCGATACCTTTCCGGCAAATTCCAGGAATTTTTCTATCAGAGGCTGGAGCACATCTGTACAGAAAACAGTAAACTGATCTGCGGTGTACTGGATCACCGGAAGAATATGAATATTGAACGCTTCCAGGACCGCAGACACGATCTCAGAAATACCATCCTTCAAGGACATCGCCAAAGGATGTACTTTCCCGTCATAAACCTCCAGGATACCGTCTACCGTCTTCCGGAATAATCCCGAAATACCTGAGGTGATACCCTGGAATGCTTCCAGGATCCCTTGGAATGCATCTTTGATCTGTCCGGTATTTTTAATAACCGGAGCGGTAATAAGATCCAGGACGTCCCTGCCAAATCTTGCGGCCAGCTCTGTACATCCAGTAAATCCATCCGAAAAGACCTGGATAATATCTGCTGTAATCTGCTTTGCCGGACCACTGCGGAATACCTCAAAAATATCCGCGAATGCCTCCACAGCTGTCCCTGTAATCCGGACGATATCCCCTCCAATGTCAAACATGGAGACGAGATATCCCCGGATACGGCTGTTGTTCTGTTCCAGGAAAAGACTAAAACCGCCAAGCAGATTATCCGCAATCGTCAGGCCTATGCTGGCTGCGGAACCGCTGATCTGTCCCAGGCTGTATGCTGTCTGATCTGCGAATTTACCCGCCGCAGAAAGAACTTCCGGATCTGTAAAAATCCCCTTCAGACTGGTTTTTATCCCGTCCAGAGATTTTTTTATGCTGTCCAGGACCGATACATCCCCAAATCCATCCCAGAAGCCTTTTTTTACCAGTCCGGAAAGTTCCTTCATTCTGTCTATGAGGCCCTGGTATCCGGCGTCCATCTCTTCCATGGCCGCTGTATCCAGCTCTCCCATATCAAACTCATCTGCAGTATATCCGCCGGATACTCCGCCGCCTCCGGAACCACCAGCATCCGGAGAGCTGATAATATTCAGTTCGTCCAGCCCGGTCGTGGCTCCTTTGATATCCTTTGCCGCCTTCTTTGCCGCATTTCCGGCGCCTCCGGCGGCTGCACTGGCCTTATCCGCTGATTCAGCCACAGCCTCCATCCCCGAAGCAGCTGCGCCTGCTCCGCCGCCAGATGACCCTTTTCCGGTGATCATCTCTGTAAAGGACTTAAATGCGTTGGCCAGGCTCATCAGTTTCCCGATAATGGTATTGATAACTTTAATAACCGGTGTCAGTACGTTGATGAGTCCCTGTCCAATGGTAGCCTTTAACGAATCGAACTGGAGCTTCAGGACCCGGACCTGGTTTGCCCATCCATCGGACGTCCGGATAAAGTCTCCGGATGCCAGGGCCAGCTGATCCTGGACGAATTTATACCGCAGTGCAACCTTTTCGCCCTCACTCATGGCTTTTGTGGTCTTACCAAAACCATTGGCCAGCGCATAGGAATCCAGAGCACTCTGGGTCATAACTACGCCCAGGTCCTTTAGGGATTCTGTCTCACCTGTAAATACAGATTTCAGCTTGGTATAGGCTTCATCCTGGCTGATATTGTAAAAGGATGCCACATCACCGGCCAGGCCCGTCAGCGCCGTGGACATCTCATAGGCGGCCCTTTCATTAAAGCCGAACGCCTTTGCCATGGCCCCGAAAGTTCCCGTAAACTTCTTCGCCATGGTCTCCGACAGGCCAAAGGATGCCGCCGCACCCTGTGCAAACGTATCCACCTGCTTTGACATCCGTGGGAATGTTACATCCACCACGTTCTGTACTTCCTGGAGATCAGAACCCAGCTCTATGCACCTGGCCCCAAAATCCACCAGCTTTTTTACGGAAAAAGCCGCTGCCAGGGTAAGGCCCGCTTTCTTTGCCACCCCCTGGATTCCGGCCAGCTGCTTTTTAAACTCTCCCTGGTTCACCACCAGATCAAGGCCGATCTGCCCCGCACTTTCCGCTGCCATATGTCTCCACCTGCCTTTTTCATAAGACAGGCACATCGGCACAGCGTCTTAAATCTTTAACTCAAACTCTTTTCTGCACTCTCTGTTCTTGCATTTAAAAAAGACGCCGGAACAATGGGCGTCTCTCTGTCTCATGGCGTTTACCGGATGCCCGCAGAACGGGCACCGGACCTTCTCACGCTTCACATCTATCTTTTCAATCCTTACCGCCTCCTAACCGCATAACCGGGCCATCATAAGCTCCAGGCTGGCCATCTGCTTCTCAAACGTCTCCTGGGTCATCGTCTCCACCTCCCGCTCCCTCCACTCATCATAAATGCGCTTCTGGTCACGGGTAAAATTATGGATCACATTTTTATCTGTTTCAGACCGTATGGCAACGATCCTCCCCAGTGGCGTTTCCGGGGAGAGCCCGGCCAGCAAGGACCGGAACTCGTCCCACGTGACTGTTTCAAATTCCTTCGTCCGGATCCGGAGCCCGTACTGCGACAGGAAACTGGAAACAATCAGATCCCAGTCCCCGAAAAGGTCGTAGTACGGGTCACTGCTCTCCCGGTGCAGTTTCCTCCCCTGCGATCAGGCTGACTGCTTCCTGGATCACGATGACCAGATCCTTAAATCCCAGTTTCAGCTCCTCCAGTGTTTTTCTGGATTCCTCCGGAAAAAGGAGACTGTATGTCTCCAGTATTTCTCCTATACCAGGAGATTCCTGTCCCATCAGTCCCATAACCTTCAGCATGGTGGGAGCATCCGCGCGGACCTCCAGTTCCTTTCCCATGATCCCCAGTCTGGGATTTCCATCAAATGTCAGTTTTTCTGTAATATCAACGACTTTGGCCATTCTGTTTCTACTCCTTTTCTTTTAATGTGACAGCCAGATTAAGTGTGCGGCTCTGCCGGGAGCTGTCCCGGGATGCATGTACAGTGATCGTCTGACCGGGTTCGGAGACCCGGAGAAGGTAAATCCCGTCCCCATCCAGGGGAACCGGACTGTCCGGATGCTTCCCCCCGCTATGGGAGGCCGACAGCTGGTATCCATCCGCCCGGAACAAGAGGGCCAGGTAATTGCCCTCCTGCTCTTCCGGATCAGAACCATGAAAGCCGGTATATCCCGTCACATAGTTCAGCATACCAGTAACGGTATCTCCTTCCACCGTGATTCCTTCCATCAGTTCGGACGCTTTCTTTCCAAGCAGATCCGTTTCCCCGGATACTGTATATACATCAATTCCAACAGAGCCTACGCTCCCCCCGCCGGTGTAAAAACCGGGGCTCCGTAGCACACCACTTCAAATTCCAGGGTATCAATGTTTGTGGTATCTCCGCCGCCCGGTGTGGTCACGTTTACCACAACTTCGCAGGACAGCTTCGCACCCGATACCATTTCCCATTCAAACTTTGTCATCACATCCTCGCCAAACTTCCAGGCAAGGCCGGCAATGTAATCGTTTCCAGGATCTCCGACTGAGCGCTTCCCCTTAAAGGAGAATCCCAGTTTCTTTCCTGTCATGGCTGCCTTCACCCATCCTCCGGCATCCATGGCGTACCATTCCTCTAACGTACCATCAATAGCCGGGGCAAAATTCTCCAGGTCCTTCGGGATGACCATGTCCAGGTCTTCACTTTTCAGGCCTTTTGTTCCAAATTTAAACTTGTTATTGTGTACCGGATACACTCTTCCGGCTGCATCACTCATAACCCATTCCTCTCTTTCTTTCATAATAAAGGTCCAGCCATATCACGTATTCGTATATGCCGGACTCATCGGTTCCTACATCCTGGGGCTCCGGGACCTGTAAAGATACCAGGAAGATCCGGGTATCACCCACCTCAAGGTCCGGCTTATTCGACTCCTTCCGAATCCGTTCAAACAACTCCATGGCCGCCGCTTCAGAACGGACCGGATCCCGCTCCCAGTGGACCAGAAGGGAGATCCGCCGGACATCGTAGCTGGACTGTAGAGCGCCCCCCAGGGCCATTACCGGAGGGCCGCTGCCTTTTCTCCGGTACACTCCGATGGATCGCTCCTTTTTGTTATCCAGTTTTCCTATATATACATGGCTGTCTTCAGATATACCGAATCCGGCCACCCATTCCCGGATATCTCTTAATGCCAGCATCAGACCCCACCTGCCTTTTTGTAAAATTTCTTGAATGCCTCTTTGGCAAAATCCTCGCTGATACCGCCCGGCAGCCATGGTTCATACCATTCCCCTCCGGCAAATGGATTCTCATCTGTCTGGAAATTATACTCCGGATGGTAGTACAGCCTCCGGGCATATGGTGTGCTTGTTACCAGTGATACCTTTCCCTGTGAAGATTCGCTGTAATCCACAAAGGTGGCGTCCTCCTGCAAATGGCCTGTCTCAAACGGCATCACCTGGGCTTGTACCACCTCTGTATGCAGAGCCTCTCCAGTCTTCTCCAAAGCCGTCACCGCCGCCTGTGTAAGCTCATTGATCCTCGCCATATTCAGCTTAACGGAAGATTTCACCCGCATCACATCACCTCCAGACAGCAGTAATTGACCGTCCCGTCCGGGTTCCTGGCCTTCGATCCCTGGATGATCCTCCGCTCCTGGCTAAAAACCGTCACAGTCCCCGCGCTTAAAGACGGCATATCCGGTGCAATATCCCCGGGAAACAGTGCGGTTCCCGTAGCCTGTACCAGTTTCTTTTCGGCCGTCAGGACTGTTCTGGCCCTGTCCTGGAAATTACATTTCAGATCCAGATCCCGCACTCCCGCCGGCATTCCCAGATTTGTGATCTCCTCTGTTTCCAGATGCACATGGATTTCCGTCCGGCATAGCCGTTTCGGCACCAGACATGGATATTTCATGATCTCACCCCACTAACCTGCAGCAAAGGCCTGTCTGGCACAGCAGGGCATAAGTGTCCCGCTTCATGGCCACTCCATGCTCCGTAAACACATTCCAGGAGCTGCCAAACTGGGCCGATACCCCATTGATGCTGTAACTGGACAGGATCGTGCTGATCTCGTCCGCATTCTCGTATTCGAAGTCAGCCTGCTGGCAGACCACCTCCCGGACTATGTCCTGCTGGAACGGCGTAAGAGAGGAAAATCCTCTCCCAAAAATCCGGTTGAACGTAAGGGAGTCCACATGGCGGGATGCCTGGCGGAGAAGCCCCAGCAGTTTCTCTCCAGGAATCAGGCTGCCTCCATATACATCGGTATAGTACTCCGTAGTGGAATACGGCTCATAGGCCATCCTACTCACCCGCCTTTTTACCGCCGTCCCCGTTTTTATCCTTTTCCTTCAAAGAGGAGGCGGATTCTTTCCCCGCCTCCTCTACCTGGTATCCGTGGCTTTTAAACCACTGGATCAGATACGGGTCATCGGTTTCTCCAACCCCGCCGCAAAACGGGACAGAAGCAGAGATCCCTGTATATTCTTTGTTCGGACTGTAGATCTTCATTATCAATCACCCCTCCTATTTTACTTTGATCTTCCGGAATACTCCTGCCGCCTTCGATGCTTTTAAGGCAAGCGCGGCATTCATTTCAACCTCGCCTTTCTTTACTGCGCCAGCGGTAGAAAAATCCGGAAGCCAGGTCTGGACCGGCGCCACACCGGCAAAGGATACTGCATGAAGGCCGTCCATCGCAAGACGGGCCACATAGAGAGACGTGGTACCGTCCTCCCCAATTTTTACGACCTCATCGTTTGTTCCAGGTTTTGTCTTCATGTCCACAAACGGGATCCCGCCATAGCTCTCCACCTGGTTTCCCCAGTTGTCCTTGGTGATCTGGTACATGCTTGCGCGTCTTGCGCAGGCCCGGAGCTTCGCGATCAGCTTGTTGTTACCCATGATACAGGACGGAGTACCGTCAAGACCTCCGAGGAATTCATCCAGCATATCCAGAAAATACTGGTAGTTTTTAGTGATCATCTCCGAGGTGGAAAGATCGATCTCCGTCTCTTTGTTATACTCTGTGGAGCTCCCGGTCAGTGCTTTATCAAGCCCATCGAACGCCTTGGAATCCTGGCCCGAATCGCCGTTGATAAACGTATCATTAAACAGTGCCTGTGCCGCCTTGATCTTCTGGGCCTGCTGTAACTCGACCTCGCTGACGATGCCGCCCATACTAGCAATCACACGGTCGATTTCATAAGATCCACCAAATACCTTGATCTCTACGGTATGGCGCTCTTTGGTCACCTCGGAGGGGCTGTATTCCTTGTTGATCTCACGGAAAGCAGCCGTCGGCTGAGTCTTCAGCCTGGTATAACTGTAGCTGGGTGTTGCACCTCCTCCAGTCGGGGACACTGCATCATCAAACGGGATGTGCTCCAGGATCCAGTTCGATTTCTGGAACTCGTCGATCACTCCCATCTGAAGATCATCCTGCACATTCTTTTTTGCCTCTTCCAATGTAACAGCCATATATTATTCTCCTTTCCCTTCCGGGCCCATGCCCAGTTTTGCGGCGATTGCCTCTTTCATGCTCATGCGACCGCCTTCTCCTCCGGTTCCTCCAGTTTCCTTGCCTCCCAGAGGGAAAAATCCTTTTTTTCCGTCGGGCTTCTGCTCGGATTTAAACAGGAAGGGCTTGCTTTCTTTCAAAGCTTTCACCTGCTCGTCCAGACCGGTCACCTTCCCATCATCTCCAAGGATCAGCTTCGTCCTGTCCAGAAGGCCGGCTACCAGATCGCTGTCCTGCGCCGAAGCCGAAACAGCCATCCGGATCGCGCTGGACAGCTTCAGATCCTGGATCTCTTTCTGATGATCCTCGTCCTTTTTCTTGTTCTCAGCCTGGAGATCTTCAATCTTCTTTGTCAGCTCGGCGTTATCTCCGGCCGCCTTTTTGAGATCCTCCAGCTGCGTTTTATAATCGTTGGCCGATGTCTCCAACTGCTTACGCTGCTGCTCCGTCTGGTCGTATGTATCTTTTGATACATACCCTTCCAATTCCTTCTTGGAAGCTTCAGCAGCCTTTTTCGCCAGGCTCTTCTCAATGCCAATGGCTTCAAACTGTTCCTGCGTCATGCTCTTCTCCTTTCTGGTAGTTTTACGTCATTCCGGACATAAAAATAACACCCAGTAGTCTGGGTGCTGATTCTGTCTGCTGTGCTACATAGCAGAGATCTCTTTCCTATTTCGATGCGATAGCTGCGCTGATCTCTGCGATTTTGCCATCAATATACGCCTTGGTATCGGCGATATAAGCGACTTCCATTCCGCAGTTGTCGCTGTTGGTGATTGTAGTAACAGGGTAATTCATGCAAAGCTTTCTAAATGCTGCAATGGTTTCTGGTAAGAGCGGAGTCTCTACTGAGGTATCAAGCACAAACAAGACTCTTGCCCCAACAGTTAATTCCCCGGTTTCAGATATATACGATCCATTAATCGACTCATTGTTATAAGATACAATCTTTTCAATCCTCTTTATGTATACGCCCTTTGCCAAATCCACCTCATCCGTCACCCACTGCTGACCGTTTTCGTCCGTATAGTTACCGCCGGATGATACGGGGATACCAGGCAAACCGCCGGGAGTGGGGATGATGAGGGTCTGAGCAGGTTTGTAAGGCTCGTATTCTGTGGCGGCAGGACCAAGCTCAAGCTGGATTTTGACAGTAGATAAATCGCCCTTATTCCACGTTGCATTCGTTCCAGAAATAAATATTTTAGCATCCGGAATATCAGGCATAATAAAAGTATCTTTTCTTCCGCTCGCGATATAGTTCACTGTTAATCTGGTATTGGTAGTTTCTTCAACAAGTGCGATATTAACTGGTACATTTACATTTGTTAAAGAATACGTTTCTCCGGGGATCAATTTAAGCTCTGGAAAATTGATGTTCCATCCTGCAACAATTCCAGATTCTATATCGATCAGATTTTTTCCCTCTATTTGGGCCACGATATTCCCATCATTTCCCGCATCGGTAATTTTCTGCGGATACGATGGAGACGGAGCTGGCTTGCCTCCGGTATAAGGCTCCCACTTTGTTGGCACCTCTTTGCTGACCATAATTTGGAAGGTTATATCAACATTCTTCTTACTCGAAACGTCAATAACAACCGCAATGGATTTTTCATTCTTGGTTCTAAATCCATAAATTTCCTGAATCGAATGGGTTCCTCGTAAATTAAATATTTTAATCTTATAGCTCTTACCAGATAAATCAAAATTATCATAATTCAATATGTCAAAACAAATGATAGAGTGTTCCGATTCTGCAGTTCCTTTTATTTTCACACACTGTCGTCCATCAATGGATATTTTTAACCCATAAGAATCGGCGTGGGGAGTTGCTTTCCCGATATCGAACAACTGCGCTCCAGTCGTAACGACTTGCGATGATCGGCCACAAAGGCGGAGATTCTTAAGAGGCATCTTTGAACTATCAGTTACCTTAACACCCCCCCCCAGAAATTTTCTGACTAATCAATGCTGCCTGGATATCAGAAAGCTGTTTCTGCATAATATTTTCGCGTTTCTGGATATAATTTTTCGTATCAGCCACATAGGCAACATCAATGTCGGCATTTTCATCGTTGAGGATAATGGTTGTCGGATAATTCGTGTGGAGCTGTTTATATGCGGCGATATCTTCTGGAGACAAAGGAGTTTCGATGGGGTTCGCCATGTAATAAAACTCAACTGGTGTACCCTCCGTATTTTTCTGGACACAAAAAGCATTGAGTTCGTCCACCGTTGCGAAATGGCTACTAATTGATTCCTTCTTTACAAAAATAAATTGGTTGGTTATGTTTGCGGGGAAAATTCCAGTTTTAAAAAATGCCGAAATAATTCCGCCCGATATAATGCCAGGCGAACTTTTCGATGGCAAATTCCAGTAGTTTTCATCGGCCGATGCCGTAAATTTAATATTCTCCCCATCCACCACGGTTTTGCCGATGCGACGAATATAAACGCTTTGGCCATAGTCAATCTCATCACATATCCACCGCCGTCCATCATGATCTGTGTAATTACCGCCAGACTTAACCGGGATCCCGAGCAGACCATTGGGAGTCTGGACAGTGAGATTCTGAGGTGTCTTATAAGGCTCATATCCGGTAGCGGCAGATCCCAATTCTAATTGCAGCATTTCTCCGTCCATAATTTTGGGTTCTCTGTACGTCATACCCACTGCAATCACATCTTTGTTTGGCGTATATGACAGACTATTTACTCCATATGCTTTTAACAGATTCTTATTTGTCTGGGAATCATTAAAATACAAATTTGTATTGCCCTTATTGGACGATAATGTGTATGTTGTTCCGGTCTTAAGGGCGATTGGCTTAGTATATATGTTATTATTGGTTCTGATTTCTTCTTCGCAAAGATTCTTTCCTGCCACATTTACTAAAATCGTTCCTTTATCCCCCACATTGACAATCGGTACTGGGGATTCCGGGCTGGGGTCGCCATTTTGTGTGGATTTTCCGAAGATTCTCAGTGATCTAAGTGGTTCATCAGCTGAATCAGTGATTTTAAAATCGCTTCCCATTGCTGACTCTACAATCACATCGGCTTTTCCCGTCAGCTCGTTCTTTACATCCGCCAGATCCTTTGCATTCTGCTGGATCAGTTCCCGGTCTGCAACGATATCGGCGGCAGCCTGTTCTACTGCCTTTCTGGCCTCAGACACCTCCATCCGGTCTTCCTCCGCTGCCTCCGCATGCTGTCTGGACGCATCCTCGGCGGCCTCTGCGCCTGCTTGCGCCTGTTTTGCAGCCGTTTCCGATGTTCTTGCCGACTGCTCTGAAAGACCCGCCATAAAGGCTGATTCCTGTGCCTGCGCTGCTATCTTTTCCACAGCTATTTTGTCCTGTGCTGCTGCATCTGCGTCAAGCTGTACCTGGTCTGCCAGCCTCTGCACCGCTTCCAAACTCTTTCCAGCTTCTGAAGCTGCAGTTTTTGCCTCCCCCGCAGCAGTTTCCGCCCCAGTTCCAATATCCTCAGCCTTTTTAACGGCCTCATTGACTGTATCAATAGCCCGCCGGAACAATTCCTCTGCCTCTGGGGTATCAAATGGTTCTGGTTTTGATCTGGTTCTCACCTGTAAGGAAATACGCCGGATTGTCTGCCCGCTGGTCGAGTCTGTGAGATATAACCACGCATAGATTGTATATTGGGAACCTGCCGCAGGTCCATTCTCCAGCATACTGTCCGGAATCACAACCTCAGTCACACCGTCCCTGGTCACTCCGACACGGGTGATCGCCTGCCCACCTGTTTCCGTCAAAGAAAAGTGAATCTCCACAGCTGTTGGAAGTGTAAGTCCCTGGATCCTTAAAACCTGCCCATAGTCCCACTGCCAGAGCCCGGCCGCTCTTGCATACTCGTTCTTTTCATCAAAAAACACTGTAATCATGATTCCCGCCTCCTCTTTCCCGTTGCGACGCCGCAACTGCAAAATGGGTATAAAAATACCACCGGCCATCCGGTGGATTCGTTGTTCTTCTTCGCTATAACGGATTTGACATTTTAATTATAGTGGTATATACTATACCTAAGATATATCTTTTATGAAAAGCGATACCTGACCCCCGCATACTGGGTTGGGCCATCGCTTTTCTTAATTATCTTCTTCTAAAAATTCTTCTTATCTCCCCACCCTTAACAAGTATAATTTTGTCCACAAAGGTCGTATGCTTTGACCAGTAAATTCCATCTACCTGTCTGCATAACTCTTCTTCGGGCAAAGGGCAGCAGGAAATATCCAGAATGAAATTACACGCCTGCCTCTTCTTTTTTGAAATTACATTGTAGATTAGATTTTTACTTGTTCCCTGTAATTCCTTCAGATCAAATGCCTCTCCTCTGAAAAGATAATCGGGTGTAGAAATACCTGGCGGATTTAAAATCCGGGGAACCATAAATAGTTCGCCGCCAAGCCTGTGCTCCAGAAGCTGTGCCACTTCTTTTTCCCTGTCCGAATAATCCAACCGCACATATTTTCCGTCAACCTTGTATGTGATTCCATCTACTATGTATTCAAATAAATCTGTTACCTCATGTGAATCCGGCTGTGCATCTCTAAACCATTCCTCTGTAACATCTACGGCCCTGTACTTTTCCGTGCTGTCTTCCTGGATCTGAATGTGCTTCCATTCTTCGGCTTTTTTCTTGTAAGTCTCCTGGTTCTCCGTATCCAATGAATATTCTGCCATACGACTGAACTTTTCTTCCTGGCGTTCTGCGTACTGTCTCCGGGCTTCCCGCTTCACATTCAAGCCAATTTGTTCCAGTTCCTCTTTTGTCCAGGTATCGTCTGCCGTCGAAATCCCTGGGAAATAGGTTGTGTGGCTGTCCTTGCATCTCGGATGATACAGGCCCTTCTCAATCGCCCTGCTCATAAGCGGATATTTCTTTCCTGTCTCCGGATCCACGCCATCCTCCGGGCCGCCGCTCCACACATCATCAATCAGGACCTTCCCGCAAAATGGAGCGCACTTAGGACAGGGATTTCCACGCTTAGCTAAGATAACGGTCGTGATCCCCCATTCCTTCCGCTTTTCCCCCTCGCCCTGGAGATATGCCCGTTTGCTGGCAGTCCGGATCGCCATATCCGCATAATCAGCCAGTGTGTGTCTGGCACCGTTGGAATATACGACACAGTTAAGACCACGGGAAAGCATATCCCTGGTAGCCATATCCACAGCTTTCTCATAGGTTCCGGCACCGGTATTCGCGTAAACCTGTGCGTTATAGATGGCTTTCCGGTAATCGTCATTGGATTTCCTTAAAACTGCCGTCTCCGCCTTCTCCATATCGTCCAAAACCGCCCGGATCAGCGCTTCCAGCTTCCGCTCGTTCAGCTTGAAAAATTCTGCCATCATACCTTTTTCAGATTTCCGGGCCGTAAAGCCTTTTCTTATGGCTTCCAGGATCTGGATCTCCTGTCCCATGCTGCCGGCCTGTCTGGCCTGCCGGATCAGATCCTCAATCTCTCCGTTCAGCTCCTTAAACCGCTCCGTATACTTTTTCTGGTTCTCCCGTCTGTATTTTTCCAGGGCTTTCAGCTGTTCTGTCTGCCACATGGACCATTCATAACCTTCTTTCGTTTCTTCTGCCCGGTGACGGTCCATATTACGGATCATGGAGGCGATCAGTTCCTCTTCAATGACCTGGAAAGCGGCAGCAATATCATACTCATTCATTCTGCTGCTTCACTTTCAGATTTTCTACAATCCTGGCACAGCGGCGGCGGTTCCTGCATCGAATACTGTGGGTCGCTTTTGGAGGCCCTCCAAGAGACTTGCAATCAAACGTATCCACTTCTGCATCAAAGTCCGGGCAGTACCCACAGAAATCCTGTAACAGCAATGCAAATCCCGGCACATCCATGGCACTCACCTCCCGTTCGCATACACTTTAAATCCCTGGCTTTTAAACTGCCTGGTCAGCTCCTTCAGCCGCGTAATGCTGTCGCACCGGTCACACCGGAGCTCGGCATATCCCTGTTTTTCCACTGCGTAGATCCCGAACGGCACCTGTTCACTGGCCACCTGTAAAAGCCCTTGATATTCCGTTTTACTCATCCGGTAGATCCGGCTCATGACCTTCACCTGCATCTTTGTTTCCTCCTTGTAAAAGATTTGTATCTCGGTTTACCGCTGGTTCCTCCAGCTCTGTAAGCCCCTGTTCGGCCTTTAACCGCTCCACCTCATTTTTCTTCTCCTCATCTGTCCAGGTATCCCCATAAAGCTGATCCACAGACGTCTCCACGCTCATGATGCCATACTGCCTGGCCTTCCCTACGGTCTCCACTGTGGTCCCAAAATCCGGGGATGCATACTCCCCGAACTTGACGGATGGATTATACTTTCCTGGAGTTTTCTGGCACATAAGGTCGTAGCACTGCATCACAGCCCGGATCAGCTGCGGAAGCATCTCATTTAGGGCATCTACGATTTTATTTCTTACATGCAGCGTAACCTTTTCCTTCTCTCTCTGCGATTCTGCGTTGTCGGTCTTTTTCAGATCAATACCCAGCGTGGCCGGGGACATGATTCCCTGGAGCACCATATCCAAAAAGCTGGAATAACTCTCCACATACGCCTCATAGGAGATCTGTGGCTGGGAAACCGCTACCTGCTGGCTGGCATTTTCGGCCATGTTATCTCCGATAGCGATAAAATCATTGTCAAACGGGTTGGCCGGAAGCAGCTTGCCAGTATCCGGATCGCGCGGAATCAGGTTCTCCGGTATGTACCGCTTGATCCGTCCCATACGGATCGCATCGATCCACTGGCTGATCACCTCATCCAGGCCGTCCAGCACGTCTGTTTTGGCATCAAAAAGAGCCCTGCCACGATTTTTGTACTTAACTGAGGACAGGACCTTGAACGGGACCGCCAGGAGAAGATTCCCTTCAATTCCGATATCTATCAGGTTCGCCGTCTGCGGGAGCCTGTCCATGGGAATCTCTTTTCCAGCATCATCATACAGGTGATACCGAATGTATCCGTATCCGTAGATCTCCTCCAGGCGTATATCCTTTCCTCCGTCTTTATAGCTGGTATAGAACTTGATTTCCTTCAGCTTGGAATGGACATACACATAATCCACATTTTCGGCATCATAAAATTCCACAACCGGGTAAGGACTCAGCTCATTTGCGGTGATCTTAAATGCCCCATCTCCAGAGGAGAGAGCACCGGATATCCCATCCCCGATCACGTCGTTAAGATGTGCCTTTTCAAAAATTTCCTGCCAGATTTCGCTCATCTCCATCTGACCCTCTCCGAAAGACACTCGGTCCAGATCCGCCAGCACGATATCTCGGTAGCGATCCACGACTATCGCTACAATGCCGCTATGCATTTTTCTGACGCTGCCCTGGGCCTTTGCCGCCCAGAAACGTGCCTTCTCAACGTCCCATCTGGCCGTCTTTTTAAAGTACTGCTCCAGTTCTGCACTGTCTCCCCGGTACCAAAGTTTATTACGGATCACGTCTGCAATAAACGTATGAGGTTCGATGATCACGATTTCTCTGTCTCTGGCCGGTTCGATCCTAAATATCCGTTTTATAAATTCCTGTAACCGGTTCATCCGGATCACCTCCTGAAAATCTTGCTCTGGTATGGGATCCATGCATACTGCACGGAGTTGACCATATGATCGTTCCGGTCCTCTGGAACGTTGTCTTTATCTTCCCGCCAGCTGTATGTTTCTAGTTCTGTTATATAGTTCGGGCAGATGTCCAGCACATAAAAGCATGGTTCAATGTCGGCTGCATCGTCATAAGCCATCCATCCCAGCTGGGTATTGATACGATCGATGATCTCCATCTGCTTCCAGGCATTATTTAATGTGTATACGCAGCCATTCCGACGCTTATACTTGTTCCATTCCTGCATCGTTGCCTGATCGGCAGTGTCCAGGAATGCGTTCCGGGCCAGGCCCCACTTTTTTTTATTCCGGTCTAAAAAATCCACAATATTCCGTACCGTATCAGAAGGGGCCAGGGGAATCTCCAGGGCAGCATTGTTATACACCTTTTCATCCAGCACGACACAGCGTCCTTTATTTGTGATCCCCAGAAAGGAGATTGCGATTGTATCCGGAGACTGCTGGGAATAGGATGTATCTATGCCAGCAGAAAAGTACATAAAAAATTCTTCTTTTTTCCGTTCTCCGGGGAACTGTACAAACTGCATCGCCCAGGCTTCTGATCGCACATGACACGCACGGTCGAAGTTACTGAAAACAACGCCGGTTGCCTTCCCCCGGAGCCCCAGGATCTTGTTCTTCCAGATCTTGGTCCCCTTCGGGGTGTTGGCCATGATCTTTTCCAGCTTTTCTTTTGGGAGTCCCAGGTTATGCGAAAAAGAAAAGAACCAGTGTACCCATCCGGGTTTTGGTTCTTCTTTCAGCTCGTCCTTGATTTCCTTTGGTGTCTCTTCTTCCCATTCTGGCAATGGCCTGGAGCAGTTTATGTACTCTTTGTAAACATCCAGATTCGGATCGTCCGGATTGAGCGTGGCCATGAGATAGTCACATCGCATGGCAGCCTCCCGCACAAAGTCAATATCTGCCGTATTGATCTCATCGATGTACAGGCATCCATACTGGCCGCCCAGAGCCTTCTGCCACTTCTTTTTATCTCCATAGCCCATAACATATACCACCTTATCCCCGCGGGATGTGTGGAACAGGATATGCGGGATCTTATCATCCTTGGTCCCGTTACCATTGTACTCAGCCAGGATACCAAAATCATCAATGATTCCCAGATCCTTGTTTATGATATTCTTTTCGGCAGTACCGGTGTCCTTGGCCGCAATGATATGGAGCTTTTTAGGTGATTCGGCCACCTTGAGCATAAACTTAAACAGGCCTACTGTTGTTTTTCCGGCAGCTGTGGTTCCTTCCAGGAACTCCACAGGGGCGTCGCATCGCAGGAAGGCTTTATATTTATCCGACAGTAATAATCGTTCGGTGCTCATACATTGTCCTTCCTCATCTGCTGGATCAGATCATCTAGCTTTGTTTTTTCGGCCTCCAGGCCGCCAGACAGTTCCAGCCGGTCCTTAAACATCCCGAGATGCCGTCCTGCCAGATCCAGCGCTTTGTTTTTATCGTGGAATTTGACTTCTCGCTCGATCCCCTCCCCGTCTTTGGTCGGGAAGCGCTTGACCTTTACAGAGGCCACTGCCGCCAGATCCTCCGGAAGCGCATCTTCCCGGATCGTGGCCTCGTCGAAGTTGACCACCCTGGCCGGATTCACCAGGGCAATTTTGGCCAGTTCCGCCAGGATCCGGTCCTGGTTGATCCCGGTCCGACGGGACCGCTCAGCCATTGCTATTTTTATTGCCTCTGAAACTCTGGTTTTCCCTAGCAGCTCACTCCCGATCTTATCTGCATTATTCGGGCTGTACCCGGCTCTGATGGCAGCCTGGGTGGCATTCAGATCAATCAGATACTCCTCCACAAACAGCTGCTGCTTTGGCGTTAATGCCATCTCGGCTCACCTCCAGTCTGTATTTTGTAGTTATTAACATGTTATACACAATATGTTGATATATAAAAAGGCACCATCTTGTGAATCCGGTGCTCTGGTCATGTCGATCACCTCCTATTCGTTGGTTTTTGGGCAAAGGAAAAGAGGCAGCTGAGCTACCTCTCTGTTATGTATTTCCGTTAATCGCTCAATATATTTATTCTGTCTTCGCAAAATCCGGATCATTCCATAAATCATTGAAATACTCTGAATAATACTTATATCCATCTCCCGTTGTATTAAACTCATACGAAATGGTCTGCTGACTACTTTTCCCATATTCGTATGGTCCCCAAAACAATCTATTATTCATTAGAAACATAAAATCCAATGGTTGCGAATCATAATAGCGTATTTCGATACTACCCTTGTAATTTCGAGAATTAAGCTTATCGGCCCACGCTTTTAGTTGTGTTATTGTATGAGCAATACTTCCGGTTTCTTGTTTCTCATCAATTTCTCTTTGTGTAAGATTTTCTGATTCTGGATGCATTGTTAAAATACGTATCTGACAACCATTTCGTAGCAGGGATTCTATTTCTCTATTCTTGCTATCTCTCCAAGATCTCAATCCGAAAGCAATTATATCAATACTCTTTGCTTTTTTCGTATATTTTTCGCATGAGATATTCATCTCTCCTCTTGTTTTATAAACTGCCTCGACTCCCCATTGTTTTAAAATCTGCATGCTGTCGCTTGAATCATCTACAAATAATGATGTAATAAAAACTATCAGACCGGATGAAAATAAAGAAGTACCAATCCCCATCACTATAGTCTGCAAATTTGGAGTCGGTAAATAGACACTAAAGAATATTGATATAACCCCTATAAGCATTATGATAATATTTACCGCAACAAGGTTTTGTCTGAGATAATGTTTTAATTTTTCCATAGCATTTCTCCTTTTACGATAATATATTATATTATCACAAAAATAAAGCAAAGAAAAGCCCCCATCTTTCGACGGGTGCATTTGTAAAAGGAAAAGATATATGAAAAAAAATTATGGCAAAATCGCGGGAGGTGGATTTGAACCACCGGCCTCCGGGTTATGGGCCGGCGAGCTTCCTGGCTGCTCTATCCCGCAAAGTTCTCCAGGCGGTACGATGGCCGCCCGGAATATACTGTATAGGAGGTTGTGACAACATCGGAACACCAGGATTCGAACCTGCGGCTCGGTTTTACGGCTCACGCTTCCTCCCGTCCGGGAAGATGTTCCGTCAATGCCCGCCTGGGATGGACGGGCTCACGGGGATAAGTACTTGGATGAGGAAGATGGGGCCGGCAGCTCTCCGCCTCCGGCTCCCAGTCTATAGACTAGCACATTTTATCGGGACATTGGGGGACATTTTGAATTTTTTTCAAAAAATCTCTGTCTGCGCTTCTTCACGTTCTCATCTGTATACCGGATCCGGCGCTTCGGGAAAATCCGGTTCATCCGGTCAGCCACCTTCGCATCGCTTAACCCGTCGATGTAATACAGACGGAACATGATCCGAATCTCTGCCTTCGGGATCGACTCTATGTACTCCTCCGCCTTACAGGTCAGCTCCAGGAGCTCTGCCTCCTTCTCCGCCAGCATCTCCATGTACCGTTCCCGGATCTTTTCCTTCCGACTGTACTCCGGTACCGGGATCCCCGTGATCTTGATCGGACCGATGGTCCCGTCCTTCCTCGATCCACGAACTGTATCCGAAACCACCGGCGGATCCGATAAAAACCGGTCCAGCTTCCGGATCCTCTCCCTTAAATCCTTGATCTCCTCCATAACCTCACTGTATTGGACTAAGACGCTCTGGTCCAACGGCCTCACCTCACTTCAAATCTCACACCATATTTCTCATATACTTCCTCACCGATTGCACGGATGTCCGCATTGTCGTTTTCAAATGTCCGGTTGACCTCTTTCACCACAGCTTCGGAAAACTGTAAAAGCCGTGACCTCCGGTCATTCTCATCCTCAATCGGTTTCCAACGAAATTTTTTCACAGAAGACCTTGGCTGGCACCGCCAGAAGAAGGCACAGGACCTTTAGGATCTGCTCCTCGTCTGTTTCCCCTGTCAGCGCCGCCTCGCGTGCGGCCCACTCCTTCTGGATCCGCTCGTCGATCTCTCTGGATATGCTGGCCTTAAGCTCCTCCTTGCGCTCCAGGACCGCCTGCTTCCTGATCTCATTGATCTGGGTCTGGGTCAGCGTGTAGACCGGCTCCTTCCTGGCCTCGGCCTTTTCCAGACGCCTCCTCTCCGCTCTCGTCATCACCACCGCCGTCCTTTCTCATCCACGATCGTCACCTTGCCCAGGATCCGAAGGTGGAAGATCGTACACATTGACTTGATCATCCGCCGGAACATGACCACGTTCTCCGGCGGCCGGTCAGCCTCCCGGATCGCTCTGCCCGCGGTCGGATCCGGATATCCCTCTTTATTTTTCATCGCTCTTCCTCCTCCCTCCATGGCACATCCACTAGCTCTGGACACTCTACGGACTGGTTAAGTGCCCACATAAGATTCCAGGCTGCCGCCCTCAGATGGGGCTCGTCTGTATCGCCGCGCATATACTTGACCAGGTGCCGCATAGCCGAGTCGCAGAGGCTGTGCTGCGGGATCCCCTTGTCCACGTTGTGCTCGCCATATTTGGCGGCACCCTCTTCGCAGTGCTTTGACAACTCGATCAGCGCCGACAGAGGAAGGAGATCCATCCTCCCCTTGCCTACATGCATGTCCCGGACGGCTCCGGTCCCAAATTTTGTACGGTCTCCGCTGTCTAAAATCACTTTTTCACCTCTTTCATTTCTCAAACTAAATTCTTGTATTGGTTCAATCGTTATCACGCTCCTTTAATATATCTTCCAATCCTTTCTTAACATACTGAACCACCGGATTACTCATATCCAGATACCGGTAGAACTTCACTCCGCCGCATTTCCGCAGCCTGTTAAAAACTAGCTGTTTTGTTTCTGGAAACTCATTCAAAAAATGAATTATCAATTCGGGATTTTTTCTAAGATTTTCTTCAACTCGCTTCTGAGATGTCACCCTACCACCATATTCAACCCTATATTCATGGCACAAGTCTTTAAGGCTCGGCATATACGGTCTAAACATATGCGTAATCACAAAATCCTCAATTTTTAAGCACTCAATCATGGCTGTTCTCCTTAATTTTTCAAAATTCTTCGTCATAGATATAAACACCAATTTAACTGATTATGTTCTAAGAGCCATTCATAAGCTTTGGCATGCACGATTTTTGTGTGTTCCCCACTGTCTTTGATCATCGCTTATCCTCCTCACTGGCGTTAATTAAATCCGCCCACATCACGCTCTCACATACTCCGCTCTCCAGCTGCACATGGACGAAATATGTATAAATGCCAATAACAATCGCTTGTCTCGGGATCCCGGTCTTGATTGCCACGAAAGAATCCTTTGCACATGCCTTTTGGGTCATTATTGTGACCTTTGACCCGATCTTAAATTTGTAAAATATCTAATCCATTCGCCGGGTGGCCACCCTTTTACCGCGGATCAGCTTCCTCCTCCAGTTTATTTTCCAGATTTTTCCTGTGCCGGTCTTCCCGTCCTCATGCATTCATAGTGGATATGCCTTTCTTTTTCCCCGCGGCTCCGGATCTCCACATGATCTCCTGTGATCTCCTTTCCGCAGATACTGCACAGCCATATCCCGACTCTATTTTTCTTTTTCATCTCCTGGGCTCCTCCCCATCCTTTTGAACAGCCTTCAGGAATTCGATCAGCTCCGTCGTGCTGTCCGGATACCGGCTGTATTTTTCATGCCAGGCCCACTTACGGGCCCCGTACATGGGATGTTTCGGCGGTTCCGGGCCGCCCACCAGATGATAATGGGCAGATACATACGTATCACCGGTAAACTCGTTCTGCTCGTCATACTCCTCCACGATGAGCCGGGCCCCGTTGTCAAAATCATACTTGTAATACCGGCATCCGATGTGGTCATCTATGTACCAGATGCCCCATTCCTGGTAATTCTGGAGCCACTCTTTCCTTTGGTCGTTATTTTTCAGCTTCGGAAGTTCCGGCTGCTCCGTTTCTTCTTCCACGCCTTCCAGATCACACAGCATCCCGGCCAGGGCCCCGACCAGCAGCTTTTTCTTCCTGACCATGTTATCCGGAAGAGGATCTGTCTGATCGATTGCCAGCATCTGCTCCAGAAAGCTCTGCTCCTTTACCAGCATCCCCCGGAGCAGATCCCGGTCACTGGCATCCGGTTCCTCCGGATCCGGCTCCCTGGCCTCCACGGTTACTGACTCTTCTGACAGCTCCTCCAGGCTCTCCGCTGCCTTATCCCCGGTATCCAGGGCTTTCATGGCCCGCCCGCATATGTACTCGCATGGCTCTTTGCAGTGCTTGCAGCATGGATCCGGTTCCCCGTCTCCGGCCCTGTGATAGGCCAGATCATGGTTTGTGAACTCACAAGTATCTCTTACATGTTCCCGGACCTCCTCCAGATGCGGAAGGATCTCACAGGGAAACGGATTTCCACAGGGAGCTTCCACACACCACCGGTCTTTCTTCCGGATCCCGCACTCCGCGGAACAGGAGAAACAATCATGGCCGCCCTCACAACCCGCAGTCGCAATCAGACTGTCTGCCGGATATATCCTGGCCGGAGTACCATATGCTGATAATCCTCCGCTGCGGTTTTCGCAGCACCCCGCCTCTTTCTGCTGCGTTTCCGCAGCAAGCTCCTGCTCGACCTCTTCCAGAATCCGTTGCGACGTCGCAATTCTTCCCTCGCGTCCCGCGGATGCATGGCATTCCAGCCGGCAATCTCCATGTTTTACGCAGTCCCAGCAGCAGTGTGTACTGCAATCCACTCCAGTCCCCGGCGACTGTTTTGCCTCTTCCGGAAGCGTACATGTAAATCCCGGGCGGTGTATGCAGTCTCCTGGTTGACTGGCTGGGAAGAAATCCTCCGGCCGGATCGTGTGGCTCTCTGAGCTGCTGCATTCCGAACTATTCGGAATTTCCGGATAGTTCGTGGTTTCTGGCTCTTCCACCGCTCCCAGGAAATCCTCCAGGCTTACCTCTCCCATAGTGAGCTGTCCCGGGATCTCATAATACGGGATCTCCTTTGGCCGTTTTAACTCCCGGATCTCCCGCACTGTCATCTCCGGCGTCACCTGCTCCATCTGCTCTGCGTCCAGGGACAGCATCTCCTGGAGCTGGGCTCTGCTGTACTCCCGGTACTCCGCTGCCATGACTGGGCTGTTCCCGCCGACCGAGAATCGGTCATTCCGGGCCATGTACCGGGACGCTGTCGATTTGCTGAATCCGTATTCTCCCCAGGCATACTCCCATATGTTCCTGTATCCCGCATCCCGGAAAAGCTCCCGGTCCCGGATCACCTTGAGATAATATCCGACAGCGATCACATTTCTTCCGGCATCCAGCAGACAGGTCTTAATGCTCTGATCCGCCTGCTCCAGATCCACCATTTCGTAATAGGCCAGTTCCCTTCCTTCCATCTACCCCTCCCCCTTCTCATTCTTCTTTCTCATCTCTTCCCAGATGATAGATTCGTAATCCTGGTCCCGCTCATCAAAGTTCTTGAACCGGTTCTTACTTCCACGCCCGCCCGAAGGCTGCGGTCTGGCCGAGTCCTGGGATCTGCCTAACCAGCCATTGATAAACTTTTCGATATCTTCGGATGTCTTCCTTTTCTTGGGGTGTACATCCAGCCATTTGATCATTTTCCGGAATTCCAGAGCGACATCAACAGACGGATATAAAGATCTGTATTCTTCAACTAAGCTCCTGGGAACCGGATACATGCTGCCATCGGGCATGGGAAGCTCATATATGGGGCTTCCCGGCTGCTCCGGGCTTCCATCTTTTCTTTTATTTTCTTTACTTTCCTTTTCTTTACTTTCCTTTAGGGATTTTTCCCGGGAATTACCTCCGTTTTTCCCGGAATTATCCTCGTTATTCCGGGAAGTATTTAAAAAAGGGTTCACTTTTATAAAGGGTTCCGTATTTTCTGGTTTTAAAATCCAGAACCCCTCTATATGAACCGGGTTCTTTTTGGCACGTTCCTTTACGGCCAGCTGGAACCGCTTCTGTATTCCGGCTGAGGTCAAGACCTTGTCCGACTGAAAAAGTGTGTGATCAAACAGTGACCGTTCCAGTAAGAAGTTCAAGACCTGCATCACCTTCTCCGTGCTCATTTTTAAGTCATCCGAAAAAATATAGATGCTGTCATCGTTGAGCTGGAGATAATATCCCGAACGGTAGATCTCACACAGCAGGTAAATATATACCGCAATCCCATCTACTCCGTAACGGGCCTTCAGAATCTTTATCTTTGGGTCAGAAAAAAAGGTAACATCCAGGGGAAAGTAGTCCAGCCCTTCCTTTTGCGGCCTTGGCATATCATTCCACCTGCTTTCCAGGGGGGAACGGCCGGTCCCCCTGTATCTCATCCGCTTCCTGACGGATCTGTGACATATTCCCAAGGAAGCATGGCCGTTTTTATTTTTCTTATTATCCGATGATCGTGATATGCTCCAGGATCTCCTTCGGCGCGTCTCCGAGTTCGTTTTCAAAGTATTCCTTGATGTTCTGGACTGCTTCGTTCTTCCAGATGCCTCCCTCTGCCTCTACGATCTTAAAGGCCGGGGCCCCTTTGTCGCTGATCCGGAACACAAACTGGCTGCGCGGCTGCTTCACTTCCTGGAAGGTACGGAACGGGATCAGCTCCACCGGATTCGGCACGATCACATCCGCCTTCGATGCCACACCCACATTCATTGTAGCCACCTGCGTCCTGCCGTCATCCGAATACGTCTGCTCGTTTTTCTTTTCTACATTTCCAGCAAATTTCATGATGGCCTCCAGGTCCGGGGTCATCTGGAAATTGGACTGGAGTGCGATCATGAACTCTTCCTGGTCATACCATCGTCCGAACTGGAATTCGGATGTTTCTGCCTTTGAGGAGAAAAGGCATTCCCTTTTTCTTTCCCCGTCGAGGAAGGAGACCAGGCTGACCAGCTTCGGGCTCTCCACATGGATGATCATCTTATTGCCCTTAAACTCCTCAGAGCAGCGTAAAATGTACTCCACCATTGAGGACAGGGTGGATGCCTCCACAGCTTCCGCCCGCTTCGGAGCCCCGTAGCGCTCCAGGCGCCGGTTGGCATAAGTCTCCCCGCAGATCTCCACGACCTGTACCTTCTCGGAGCTGTTTCCCAGCCCCACCACATACTGTAATGCTTCCTTTAATCCTTCTAACATATCTGATTCTCCTTTCTTTTATCTGGCTGACCGGAGGTCAATAGGCCCCCGCCGCTCCTCTTCTAAAATCTCTCCCGTATCCGGGTCAAACGCTTTTTCACGCGCCCCTGGGTCCGCAGGGACCGCATCATAGGCCCCTGTCACGGCCGGGCGGTTATTTCCATACTCGGACATTTCCACCCGCCCGGTACGGGCATCCTGGCCGATCAGAAATACTGTTTCCGTCTTTGCGATCCCGGCCAGCTTTGTCCTGATGTTAAATGCGACCTGGATCGTCCCGGCTTTTGAGGGCTTAAATTTGAGATTTATGGTCATCCCACGGGCGGCCTCCGGATCCATATTGGGATCTATGATATTCCGTCCGATCTGGGCCAGGGCCATGGAAAACTTTTCCGCCAGTTCTCCTCCGGCGATGTTGTCAAATGTGATCGGCATCTGCTCTCACCTCTTTTCCTGGCTGCATTATCTGCAGATATTTGTCCACCAGCTCCATGATGTCCCAGAAACCGTCACGCCTCCAGACATCCCAAAAATCAACCGTACGGGATACCGGACGCTCCCTTGCAAGCTTCACCTTAATCTTTAAAGGGATCGGCACCGCATCACCAACAATGAGTACCTCACCCGGATTAAACATCGTCACTGAATCGATGATCTTCTCATTTCCATCCGGCAACATCCCTTTGATCAGAGTCTTGTCATTTTCGTTGTTGAGTTTTCCGACGATGATGTTCGCGCACTGGGCAATGATCGTTTTATTAAGCTCTGATGGCCTCTGTGTGGCCGGGAACAACGTGATCCCGAACTTACGGCCCTCTTTTGCGATATCCTCAAATACCTCCACCATGCGGCGCTGACTGGCTGACAGCTGGAAGTTATCCGGGATGTAAACGTGTGCCTCATCACACACGACCACCACCGGCCGGATGTGGTCCATGTCCTGTTCCCGCTGGACGGCGAAGATCAGGCGGGTCAGGACCCCAATGATCGGAAGAGCCACATCGTGTGGGACACCGGACAGGTCAATGTTCTTGATCGGCTTTTCCGTACCGAGAACAGCTTCTACAACCTCGTAAAGGTATGGCTGCTTCTCATCTCCGAAAAGGAAGCTGTACCGACTGTCCGCCATCCGGTCCTTTAACAGGTTTACTGTACTGGTAAGCTTACCGTTATATTCGCCTTTTGTGGTTTTGGGCTGTCCGGATTTATCACCGGTCTTATAAAACTCCCCTGTCCAGGCAATCTGACTATCCATCTCCTCCAGCTCTGTGATCAGTGCCTTGTAATCGAAATACACCGGCTTATTTTCCTTGCCATTCGGACAGACACTATAATAAGCCTTCCGAAGCGCTGTCATAACCGTTGTTGCCGACTCTTCGCGAATCTTTAAGATATTTGTCACGATATCATTGAAACCAAACAGCCAGATCGGGAACGGAAAGTTCTGTCCGATTTGCACGTTGGATGCATAGGACAGCTTGCTGTATTCTCCGTGAATATCAAACACCACGATATTGGCACCGGGAAGCTTTGCTGTTTCCTCCAGAACCTTCGCCACGGTCTCTGACTTTCCGGAACCGGTATTTCCTACGATGCAGGCATGACGCTGGAAAAACTTGTTTCCATTTACATAGGCCGGGCGGTCATACGCTGCATATTTACCAATCTCAAAGCACGCTGACGCATCTGGCGTGATCATATTGGAGAATTCCATGCTGGTAATCCGGCTGATTTCCACACATGTGGTCGGATATGTATCAATGGCCTTCACAAACCGTCCATCCTTTATGCTGCCGATAATGGAGCAATCAATGGACTTGATTCCGGTGATCTCTCCCAGAAAATCCTGTTCCCCGATCCGCTCCTCCGCATCCGTATCCACAAGGCCTGTGACCATCGTCACCAAGGATGCCGTTCTGTCCGATACCATCAGAAGGTCATTGATACGGATATCCTTAAATTCTGACAGGTTCGTCCGGATCTGGACGCTGTCGCTTAAAATCTTCACAAGTTTCATTTCTTTATACCCCTAAAAGTTCATTGTAATTCCGGATTGCTGCCTGTTTCACTGACTTGCAGTAATCGCAGTGCCCGCAGGCCTTTGGCGGCACCAGTCCGGCTTTAACCTCTGCATAATGCTCAATACTAAATCCAATCTCATCCATTGCCAGGTTCAAGGTGGTCTGCGGTATCTGGAATACATCCAGGTCCACCGCCTGCTCCTTTGTGGCTGCCGCCAGATAAAAGGGAAGCCTCTCTCCAGTGACCGCTTCGACGCCGGCCTGATAAACTGCCCCTTGCAGGTCGTATCTCCACAGCGGAAGAGACTTAAAGTTTGCCACGATCTTTAAGTCTGTAATGCAGATACCCGGAAGATAGCTGTCCATCTTCATCTTCCACGGAACCCCAAACATCTCAAAGGTCATGATCCGCTGCTTCTCTCCGCTCATGAACCGGGCAAAAGTCTTATCTGATTTCACCCGGCTTATGATCTCATTCGCCTTCCGGAATTCACTCTTCAACTCGTTCTTTCTTGTGAATATCTCCGGGTTATCCTGCATGAATTGTGGAAGAGTCCCTTCGAAGTAGGAGTCCACAAAAGAGCCTACAAGAAGCGCACGGGTTGTCCTCTGCTCATACTCTCCATGGAGCTTTGCCATTGCCATGGCTTCACACTTCATGAAGTCCTTATACTGGGAAACAGAAAAATACTGCTCCCCAGCTTCCAGACTGTAATAATTCTTTTCTGTTAGGATCATCTTTGCTCACCGTTCCTTACTTAAACATCTCCTCCTGCATATCCGGGACGGGATCATGGACCAGTTCATCTTTCTTGTCTGACTGAATCTGTTCTTTTACCGGTTCCGCCTTATCCTGCTTTAGCCCGGGCTTCTTCCCCTTTCCCTTGACAGTCTTATCCTGTTTGCCGGCAAACGGATCTGTGATCTCGGAAGCATCTTCAACAGGTACCATCTCGAAGTAATCCTCGCGTTTTGCCATGCCATCACGCAGGGACTTATACACGTTCCTCAAACGCACAAAGGTATTTTCTGTGAAACTCTCATAATTGCATCCGAAATACTTCTCAATCATCGGGAGAGTTACCCCAAAAGAATCCTCAAATACCTTTGCCATCTTCCGGACGCGATCCACCAACGGTTCCTCATTTGATCCACTCAGAGTATTTTTACACTGTTCTATCGCAGCATCGATGACATCTCCAGGAATCACGCCAAGGATACAGGCGCGAACCCTGCGAGCTCCCTGATTAGCAACCAGTTCATAAATGTCACGCGGATCTGTCAGTATCACGTTTCCTTTCTTTGTACCGCGGATGTGCTGCACATTGAAGATTTTACTCTGACGGGTGTTTGTTTCCAGATCCCATGCGTAAGCCATCACCTGGCTCTCACCGTTTCTCTGCTCCAGTTCGACGATCCCATAATCAAGATTTCCCCAATTCTGAGCCATAGCTTCTGCCAGGCGAATGGACGGGCCGGTCACTTTTGTACCTCCACGCGGGTATTCGTACATCGCCTGTTCTGCCAAAGTCTTTCTCTGGCAGGCACGGATGATCCGGTTGAAGCTTTCCACTTCATTTCTCGGAAATCTTTTTGCAATCACTATAGATGCCTGTACTTCCTGCGCCTGCCTGCTCACCACCATCTCTGCTGTGGTACTCCGGGCTGCGGGCATCCAGCCCTCTGTTGATCCATAAATATTCGCTACGCTATCCATAAGTCCCTCCTAATCTACTCTTACCCAGTTGCCTGAGTAATACCATTCCACAAATGCTTCCTTAAACTCTGCCTGATCTTCTGGAGTTCCATGAAGGCAGCGTTCCAAGGCATACGCGAATGCCTGTTCCTCTTCTACGATGGTTCCTTCTTCAGGCCCCATTCCTTCATAATGCATATGTCCTCCGTCCTTTCGCGCGGCTCTTTATACTGCCAGGATAGATCATCTTCACTGACTTCTTTGATACCCGCTCGCGCTCTTTCTCCAGCTCACAGTCACACCGTTCGCCCGGATCCAGATGGGCCTGGCATTTTTCGCAGATGTATTCGTAACTCACTTGACATTCCTCCAAATCTCTCTCATAATGAGAGAGAAAAGTTATTTTCAATTACCTGGGTCCCCTGGAAGTTGCCGCTTCCGGGGATTCTTTTCTTTCCAGGCTTCTAAAATACATCTCAAGCGCAAAATGGATGGCATGCGCCATGGTGTAATCCGCTGGAAATCCACGGGACCGCAGACACCGATTATTTGCATCCACCCGGGCTTTCAGCCGTTCTGCCTGCCAGTCCTCCAGATAAATAGTTGCCCCTGCGAGATCACTTTCTGGGAAACTAATTTTTACCGCCAGGTATTTGTCCTTCATCCTGTATCCCCCTCTCTAAAAGAAAACTGTCACTGCTGCCAGCCCAACTCCGAATCCGGCCCCGGCCAGGATCCCTGTGCCGATCAGCTCGCCTCCGGCCATCAGCATCCGGACCAGATCCCTCATGGTCCGGCGCCAGGTCCTTCTCCGGCGGTGTACCCGGCCCACCGGCATGTACTTGATCTCTTTGTCCATCGTCCTTACCCCCTAAATCTCGATTCTCCTGGTCTTACCGTTTCCCCGATGCACCAGGCACATCTGGCTTCCGGATTCCCACAGGACCAGCCAGTCCCTGGCCACCAGCCCGGCCTTTGCGATCAGCATCGCCTGCTCATCGGCCGGCCGCTTTGGTCTTCTTCTCATCATCCTCACCTCCCTGTGCTTGTCCATCTAGCCCGCCGTTAAGCGGGAGCCCTCTTGTATCCGGCCGAAGACATCATGGTTTCCTGGATCTTTTCGGAGATGATCCTCCGCTTCTCTTCCGGAATCTTATCCCAATCAATTTCTTCTCCGGCGATATGCACGATTATCTTTATCTTCACCATCGCCTCACCTCCTGGTTGATACTATGCAAGGATGGTTGTACTTGTTGCCCTATTCAAAAAGATTGGCGACAGCCTTCTTTAATTCTTCAGCAAGTACGCCTATATCACTGTCACTTAACTGAACTTTGATGTTTTCAGATAGTCTTATTGGCTGATTTTGAACTCGTGCTTCAAGGTCAGTTACTCTCTTTTCTAATAACTGCCACTTCTTTTTTGAAATCCACACGATTCTCACCTCCCTACTTCAGCAGCTCCTCGATGGTCACGCCCAGATAATCTGCAACCTTCTGGACCTTCCGGATCCCGGGTTCACTTTCGTTCCATTTACTGACAGAACGATTTGAAAAACCGAGATCCTTTTCCAATCTCCAGATGGAAATGCCTTTTTCTTCACAGATTTTCTTCACATTGTCAAAAATCGTAAAATCACCTCCTAATTTGATGCCTAGAGAAAATATTCTCTTTTATGTATTGACACAGCCGAGAAAATATTCTATTATATGGATAGGCAATAAGAATATTTTCTTAAAATATAACAGTTTTTAAATTGGCATTTATCACTGTTAGTGCATTGCGAGAATGTTTTCTCTTTACATCCTCTACTATACGAGATTATTTTCTTTTTGTCAATACTTTTTATAGATTTTTTTCTCGTTCAGAAAGGGGAACACTATGTCATTAAAAGACAGAATAAAATCATTGGCGGCAGAGCGGAATATCAGCCTCCCAGCATTGGAAGCCGAACTCGGATTTGGGAATAGCACCATCGTCAAGTGGGACAGATCCACGCCTAATGCGGATAAATTAAATGCTGTGGCAAAATATTTTGGTGTTAGCATGGATTATTTAATGAACGGGATTGATGCAGACGGGCTCACAGAAAAGGATAATAGAGATATCGCCAAAGACTTGAATCGGATTATGGAGAAGTTGTCTGCCGGAGAAGAAGGTCCTGCCTCCTATGACGGAGAAGAACTGGATCCGGAAGCCGCAGAACTTTTCCGGGACGAGTTAAATCTCGCCCTCCGCAGACTTAAGATAGTAAACAAAGAAAAGTACGGCCGCAAAAAGAAATAAAAGGTGGTAGCTTATGGGGGATGTTGAGAGGGTCAAGCGTATGGTCGCATCCTGTATCCGTAAATTCGGAACTACTGATCCATTTGAGATTGCCGATCAGCTTGGTGTACTTTACCAAATAGGTAATTTAAAATGCGACGGGTGCTATATGTTTCTAAAAAATCACCGGTATATTTTTTTAAGTAGCGCTTTAAATCGTCAGGAGCTGATCCTTGTAATGGCCCACGAACTGGGACATGCTCTGCTTGATCGAAAATCAAACTGTTATTTTATCCGGAACAAAACGTTTCTACTTAACTCAAAACTGGAACGAAGGGCAAATTTATTTGCAGCGTATCTTCTGATATCAGATGAGATGATATCAGAATACAAAGAATGCACGATTGAGCAGTTCTGTCAGGGTACAGGGTACCCGAAAGAGCTGGTCGAATTAAGGTTAAAACAGCCTAAGGCGTTTTAATAAAAGAATTGCTTTGCAGGGAGATTCAAATGAAAACCGTTAAACAACTACATAAGGATTTATTTGATGAAAATACTTCCTTTGTGTCCCTAGGCCGTCTCCACCAGGATATAATAGATTCCATTATTCAGCATAAACCGGAATTAAAACCGCTCCTATCTCCGGATAAAGAAGTCCTTTTTTGGAAAGACAGAATCAGTCATACAGAACGCCATAAAAAAGATTTTTTTTCTCCAAATGAATACGAGCTGTGCTTCCAACAAATTCCGCAGATACTGCACAATCCGGATTATATCAGTGTACATCCAAAGGACAGCAGCATCTCCTTTATAAAAGATTTTTCATCCCATGTATCTGTGGCGATACGCATTTCCACTGATGGGAAACTATCATATAGAACCATGTATCCTCTTATGGATGCACAACTGACACATTATATTGATACTGGGTTTGCTTGGAAATACAACAAAAACATTTGACTTTTTCATAAAATGTAGTATAATGAGGTTACACAAAACATAGACTTTATTGAATGAAATCTGAGGACGGAACAGGCAGCCGTCACGCCCTAGTGGTCTTAAAAGAGATGTGGGAATGTCACCCCACCTATTTCATTCAAACTGTTAGCAGGTAACTTCATGGTTACCTGCTTTTTTCTTACTTAAACAGCACCCTCTGCCCTGTCGGGCTCCAAGAGACGCACCTTGACAATATAATATACTTACCCGGGCAGCCAGTAGAGCGGCTGCGGTTCCCGCCCTGAGTCTTGGAAGGGAGGGATGCCTTATGCGTACATATGAAGAATTCCAGATCATCCTGGGCGTTGCCATGTTGATCGTAACTATTCTGAATTATACCCATAAGAAATAGCCGCCCTGCTCTCTGGTAAAGAATAGGCGGCTGTTTCTTAGCTTCTTATAATCGCCAGGGCGGGGAGCCTTAACCTCCCTTACTGGCTGTCTTGTTAAGTATATTATATGTCACCCGGACCTTTTTGTCAAACAGGAAAGCATACTTCTATCCCATAAGCCCCCAAGGGCCGCACCTTGACAATATAATATACTTACCCGGGCAGCCGAACAGGCGGCAGCTCTCTATCCGTTCCGAGCCTTTCGGAAAAGGGGGAGATGCTTTATGAGTACATATGAGGAATTTATGATAATTCTGGCGACAGCCAGTTTGATTGTTGCGATTCTGAATTACACCCATAAAAAATAGCCGTCCTGCTCTTGGCGGAGGAGACGACTATTTTAGGTTATTGACTCGCCGGGACGGGTAGCGTGCACCTACCTGTCGGCTGTCTTGTTAAGTATATTATATGTCACCCGGACCATTTTGTCAATCCAAACAGGAAAACCGCCCGGTGTTACCAGCACCAGACGGCTTCCATAGATTTCT